CTCAGCATTGGCCGTCTTAACTGCGAGCGATACTTTACGCAGGCGCACACGGCCAAGTAAGCGGTCAATATCTGACACATCGGGGAATAGGTTATTCGACACGCCATCGACTACCGCTTCGGCTGTTGGCAGACCGCCGCCCTCGTCTGTGTCATTCATTACCTCAGATTTGAGGATTTCTAAATCGTTTTGAGTAATTGCCATGTCGTCATCCGTCAAATTTTAGGCATTAAAAAAGCCCTGAATATAGGGCTAAATAAATATCAGATTTACACGCTCGGTATCTCTAAAAATCTAAGCGTTACGTTATAGTAGTCGGTCAGCTCTGGGCTTGTGCTGCCTTTGATCGGTTTGGCCTCAATCGCCTCCGCTGTCGTGTCAAACATGACCTTGACGCGCTTAACTGCCCCATCTGCTAGATAATCCAGCCAAAATGTAGCGCCCAGCTTGTCACGCTCAGATTTGAGCGCATTAACTGTAGCTCGTGATAGTACGCCATGACCGGCAGGTGCTTGCATCACGTATGGTCTGCCAGCTTTACGCTCTGATTGCTCGACTATCATTGTGCCATCGAGCGCGTACTTAGTATTTGATACGATAGCCGACCAATCGTGCTCACCCTCCGGATAAAGACTGTCTGATAAGACGATAACCTCATTGGTCGCTGTATTTGTCAGCTTGGTTTGTGTATTAGTACGCATAATCAACCCTTTTTATTTGAGTAAGCAACCGCCTAGCAGTCGCTTAATTAAATAAAAATAGGTCGGCTGCATTTCCAACCGACCCATAAACTATAGCTTCACAATTTCATACGTCGCTTCTTCGGCTTCGTCGTACAGCAAATCAGCTTCAAGCGTCATTTCGCTAAAGTCGTCATTGATTAAATCGAGTGTATCAGCAGGTGACAACTTGGCACGGTATGCTGTAACGACTTGTTTATCTTTTTGACCAACCTTGTTTAGGCCGTCGATACGGATGCGGTAATAATCAACATCGTCAGTCATTGGCTTCATGACTGTAGCAGTGCCGTAGCTGTAAGCGACTTTGATCGGCGATGTGATGGTCTGTACGTGCGTCATTTCGATGGTGCCGTACTGCTCATCAACTGTATAGTCTGTGCCCTCAATTAAACTAAGCGGCGTGTCTGTACTATCGGTAATCACTACATCGCTGACATTTTTATGTTTTAAGAAAACAATATCACCGACCTCATCGACGGTATGCTCTTCTGCTGTTACCGTGCCAGTAGCGACTTCGGTAACGGTCGCTTGCAGTGCTGCTTGCATGGCTGCTTGACGGCGCTCATTTAGCGTAATGCTAAACGTGGTAGCTTTATCGCCGTCAAGTTTATCCCATGTTTGATTTTTGCCTGAGTGGTACTCTTTTAGCTCGCTCTCGTTTTCGACTGAGTGCGAGAATGATGCAGCATTAGCGACACCGACCCAAAAGGGCTTACCCTCTACGCCGCCTTTGACTGGCGTAAAATACACTTTGCCGTTGCCAACAAAAGCGTGTGATTGTTGTTTATCTGCCATGATTAAGGTCTCCTATGGCGTAATAGTGGTTTGAAAGGTGAGTGGATATAGTGCAAACGTACTAAAGTAATCAGGCCGTCCGCTTGTAGTGGTGCGCTCTAGTGCATCGTGATAGTCGTCAAGTTGATAACCCTGCACATGATTGATAACTTTGCTCACAAGCTCGCCCGATGACTCCATAAGCGCCTTAACGTCATCTTGTGCTGCCTGATTACTAACAGCGACAACAACCGTCCACTGCTGTACGTCACGACTGTCTATCGAGCCGTTAGCGTTTGGATTGTTACCTGTGTTAATAACGTAAAGCGCAGGTGTGACGTTTTTATTGATCTTGTTGATACTAGCGACCGTACCAACGTGCTTAACACCCCACTTATTAGCCTTCGCTTCTAAATGCTCGATTAGGCCAAGACCTACTGCAAAATAATTACTCATAAGTCCACGTCCATAATTCGATTAATGATGTTAAGCACACTGGCTCTGTCGTCGTCATTCATGCCCATGTATGGCCTAGCGGGTATATCGCCCCACAGGTGAGGGAATAGCGCCTTTTTGCCACCGTAGTGCATCATGCGAGCGTAGATAACGTTTGTGCCCCACTTGACGCCATCAGGTAGCGCCACATAGGTCAGTGATGCCATCAGTCGGCCAGTATCGCGCAACGTTTTACCGTTATCTCTGATAGCCCTTTGCGATGGCAACCACGGTTGACGCCCTAAGTCGTGCTGATTGTAAAAGCGCTCCTCAGTCTGATAGACCATCTCGCTACCAGCCATACGGCTAAACTTCTGCATTTTTTGATTATCAAAATGCAAATCACCTAGCCGTCTGACTACCTCGTCACCGCCTGATAAGTTTGCGTCAATCATGGTTTACCTCAGTTAATGCCAGGCATCTTGGCAAATACATCATCACCAAAGACTTGACCACGGTAACTATCACCGATTGGTACCGCAGGCCTAACATAAGTGCTTTGCTGCTCATCGGCCGTCAGTGGCTCAGCAAACGTCACATTAGCACGACCTGCGCCAACATCTTGCAGCCACTTAATCGCCTCTTTATAACGCGCCTCGACTTCCTCGGTAGGCTCGTTCATATAAAGCAAATAGCGAGCAATATCAGCGCAAATTAGTTTTAGATGCTCAGTCTTGTTCAATGGCGTTTGATAGCGTATCGACAAGTAACTGTTCATCTTTTCGCTGGCATCTGATAGCGCATTGTTTACCGCGAGTGAGCCATCATTGTGCATCGACTCAAGCTCAGCTATAGCAAGCGCACCAAAGCGGCTTATTAAATCGTCATGAGTCGCATACATAATCAGTCCTTTGGAAAGCGTGCGATTAGCTCAGCTTTGGTATCTGAGTCGTTGTACTCGATTTCTTCTTCATCGAGTAAAGCCGTGAGTTCAGCTTTGGTTAGCTTTTCTAGCTCGACGACTTCACCGCCTTCGCCAGTATCAACACCTTCGCCTTCAACGGCTTCAGCTTCTACGATGGCGCCTTTACTTAATAAAAATTCGGCACGATCCTCGGTCAAACCTTCAACCACTTCGCCAGTTTTAAAACGGCCTATCGATTGTTTTGCAATATACTTAGACATAATTTGCTCCAAAAAAAACCCTGCGATTAGACAGGGTTATTAAAGTTAGTTGGCATTAAAGAGTGATAAAACCAGTACCGCCGCAAGCGCCATTTTTGTTGATGGTCACTGGCAATGGGCTTGAATCGGCAATAAACTTATCGACCGATGGATCATCGCTAAATACATGGTACGGCATTAGCTCCATTGCCAATTTAGCAGGGTTTTTGCGGTGTTTAATCATGCAGAAGTACAGTGGGTTATTGACTTCAGCAATCAACCAGAAACCGTCTTCTGGTATCATCATTTCGCTTGTACCATCTTCTTTTTCAAACTCAGCGTCGTAAGTCCAGAAGTTGATGCCATCAATCGTGCCCTGTAGCACGGCTTCTTCACGACCGCCAAACGTTCCGCCAAAGACACGAGTAGCATTATCGCCACGAGCAGCAGTGAATTTGTCGTTAAACTTTTCATTGTCGCTCAATGCGTCGAACACGCGGCTTGGCATGACAGCATCAACGGCGCGGCGCTTACCGTGCTCAAGCAAGTTTTTAACCATATTCTTGATGTCTTGATATGGATCAGCACCAGCTTGGTCCCATGCGACTGTTGGGCTATAGGTCAAATCTGAATGGCGACCAAAATCAACAGTCACACCCGCGTTATCATCACCTTGCACCACCACCTTGCCGTATAGCAACGCATCACGGCACATTAAAGCGATACGAGCATTTAAAGACTTACGGATAGTAAAGTAAGAGTAAGCAGCCGCCATTTCCCACTCGTCCTGCATGGTTGGTGGCACACCTGCGGCATTAGTAGCAATGACGCGCATACTTTGCAGCAATTTTTGCAATTTGGCATCAATCTTGCTCAGTGGCTCAACCGTCATCGCGGGCTTAAAGTAAGGCGCTGGGATATAATCCACGTTGGCCTGTACTTTATCTTTAATAACGCGGCCTTGTGCAGTTGGTACGACAGCAGGGGCTAGCGGAACGTAGGTCTTGATATCGCCTACGGGCACTTTATCTTCATTATTCAGATAGATAGGGTCTGGAAAGTAACGGTCACGAAAAAAGCTACTTACTGGATTGCTAAAGTCGTAGACCGCAGCCAATTCTTCAAAACTGGCGGTATCAATCGCATCGCCATTATCAAATGTAAATGTTGCCATCTATAAATCTCCTTATTTGACTACGCTAAGCGTAATTTTAGTGTTTCGGTTAGCGTAAGCTCGTGCAGCTAATGTTTGCGTTGCATCAAGCGCTGTGCCATTAATTTTGACTTGCGACACATCAAATTTACCTGCAACATATACAGGCATTTCTACGCCCATCGCCAATTTTTCAGTGGCTTGCTCAGCTGTCACATCAGCAAGGCAGATAACGTGCCAATCTGCGCCATTTGCGCTGTGTGTGGCGGCATTGGTATCCGCAGCGACCACAAGCAAATCGCCTTTTTTATAAGCGGTGGCAGCTGTCGGCACAACACTGTCGGTCGTTGGTTTGATGTCCACTGGTAAAGGATGCTGGGTTGTAAATGTAGTTGCGACCATTACTTAACTCCTTGTGCTTTGGCTGCTTCAACAGCCGCTAGAATTTTACTTTCGCCACTTTGACGACCGCTTGTAGCTTGCTCTTTATCCAAGCCGTCCGGCAATTTAGGCGCTTGCGGTGCGACTAGACTTGCAGCCGCTTGAAATCCGGCTTCGTCCATTGCTTTAAATGCGTTGACTTGCGCTTCGGTAAACTCACGGTTATTATCAGCCGCTAGTTTGTCGATAGCTGTTTGACGATTGGCTGCCTGCGCTTCGTGTAGCTCGTTCTTAGCTGCGTCAGCTTCGGCCTTTGCGTCAATAGCGGCTTGCTTAGCTTGCGCCTCAGACTGCTCAAGCTCTTTGATTTTGGCTTGCGCCTCTTGTAAATCCATTGATTCCCCCTCGGTTTTTGGATTCGTGTTGCTCTGTTTGGTACTGCTCGACGCTGTCACGCTATCCGCAATCGCATCAATCAAACCTAATTCTTTTGCACGGGCAGCCTCAAAACACCGCCCTTCGAGTGCTGCAATCGTGTCAGCTTTCAAACCTCGATAATTAGCAACATGCTCAAAAAACTCTTGAGCATTAGCATCTACGCCAGCTTGTATTTCTGCCTTTTGCTCATCGTTCAGCGGCTCATCATCGCCAAACACAGCCTTCCATTTACCGCTACGGATATTTGTCACCTTGACGCCTATCTGTTTTAAGTAACCCGTTCGCTCTGTGTGCTTGACGAGTGTGCCGATACTGCCGATGCCCGCAAACTGTGATGCGGTGATTCGATCCGTCTGCACTGCTATGCGATAAGCCGCTGAATAAGCGTTGCCACTGACAAATGTTTGAATTGGCTTTGTGCTGTCTGCCAGTGCGTCATCCACCAAGTGCTGGCCTTTGACGTACCCACCAACACTATCAATATCTAAGACAATGCTTGTCACCGTGTAATCGTCATTAGCTTGCTGTATGTAGTCAGCTAGGTTTGCGTAGCCTGTCACGCCCCATGAGCGATAATCGCTAGATGTTTCAGGTACTAGCAGACCGCGCACGTCAATAGTCGCTACGCCATTCTCAACTGTGTAAGCAGGTTCGCTATCATCATCGCTGTATCGCGCTAAAGACTTGAAGTCGATAGACGCAAGCTCGCCTTGTAAGTCGTGGCAAGCCATGAGCGCATGACTGTCAATATCGCGCTTAATCTTTGCTTGTAAGTTCATATTTCTTACCTTTACTTAACCGAGTGATATAGGCGGTGTGTTTTTCATTAGCTCTTGCAATAAGTAGTACTTATTCTTAGGCCTGTAAAACAAACGATAGAACGATAGGAATTGTGGTATATCAATATCAACTGTTCGTTTCATTCCGTTATTGCCATCGATATACTCGATAGTGATCCACTTGTCATCTATAAGCGCTGAAACCACCGCAAGCCTTTGACCTAACTGCCAAACACTATTTAGCTCAATATCATCAGCACTATTCCTGTCGGTCTCATCAATCATAATCATCACCCATTAAAAAACCGCCCTTATCGGCGGTCTTGTTTTTGTTTGCGTCTCTTTGTGTAGAGTGTGACTGCTATCTCAACGGCTAGCACCACGGCTTTAAGTATCTTTGTGCGTTTACGCATCATCGCCTTGCTCCTCTAGTAGCTCTTTAGCTTCGTCAATCAATGTCGCAAGCTCCGGTATCGGCTGTGCCAACATCACCGTGATAGCCGCTTCAATACGTTGTCTTGCTTCCAATATCGCACCTGACTGCTTGTAGTACGTAATAGCAAGTTCGGCTATTTTGTCATTGACCAGCTTATTCATATTGCCCGTGTACTGAGCAGGCGTACCACCAATCCAACCTTTATCATTTGGCACATTGGGTAGGTCGCCATCATCAGTAATACCTTTTGCTTGAGCTTGAGACTCAGTAAGCGAGCGACAAACGCACCGGCAGCGATAGCCCGATGGAGCATAGTGTTGTTGCCAAAACGGATCATCAATATGTCTAACCACGCCATCTAGCACTTTATGCGCTGGGCGCTGTCTAATATCATTGATACCGTCACGCATCAAATACGGACGCTCAGCCTTGTTTTCTTGCTGCTGATACCAACGACCACGGCCATACGCGCCTTGGATGTTGGTGCGAAATATATTATCTAGCCGATGTCTTGGCAGATTAACATCAATGTCACCGTCTTTGACCGCCCTTTGAAAGTCTGCAAACGTACCGCCATCGACCAATTGCTCATTAACCAAGCCCATGACGTGCTTAATCTGCTCAGTCTGTGCAAGTCCTGCAATAGATACCGCTTGCTGACGCTGTATCGGTGTCATTACGTTATAGTAATTATCCGGTAAGACCACCTCACGATTTAAAGCGTAAGCAATAGCTTCGATAAACTGTACGTCAAATCCTGCTGTTGTCGTTGCCATAATATTTACTCAGTGGTAGCCGATAACTATATATTCGTCTTGCATTGGCTTGGTTACCAAAACATAAGGCTTAAAACGCGATCTAAATTGACGATAATTCAGTTTCAGTATTTCGCCATCTTCTAACTCAATCTTTATCTTATGCAGCTTACAAATAACTTTGCCAACACCGCCTTTATCGTCGCGCCATAAGTCGCCTTTGGTAACCCTAGTTAAGTCAGTCACATCAAACCTCACTCGATTCATCAGCGAACCCATGCACATCAGCAACCGCTAAAGCTGTATTAACCAACTGTGTAAACTCACTATCAGCCAATCCCTCACCGCATAGGTTAAATAACGACTCACGTAAGCTGTCAGCGTCAGTAGCGTTACTTATAGCCGATAGCACCGCATTACTGTCAAACGGCTGTACGCTCGCATTTAGCGCGTCATCTGCGACCTGTTCAAGCTCTTGCTGTTCGTCAGTAAATTCATTATCACTATCAGCGGCTTTAAATGGCAGCCATGTTTTGTTAGCCATTGACGTATAGCGATTGGCTTGTGCTGACGTTGGCAACTTGACAGCACCTTGTCCATCACCATAATCCATGTGCGAGATATGCTGCTCGTTATAACCATGCTCATCTACAAAATAAGACTTGGTAAAACGAACACCCATCTCATGAGCTTTTTTATCAGCATCTAACTGCTCTTGATTAATAAACTTCTTGGCCACCCACCTAAACTCAGGCGGCTCATAGCCATTTGCGTAACAGATGATATTGATAAAACGCTGCACGGCTTTTAGCGCGTGTTTACGGTCACTATTAAAGATAATCTCTTGCTGCTCTTGGTGTATCTTGCCTTGTCCGTAAGTACCGCCATTATCAGTACCGCTAGTCAGTGTCTGACCTAATAAGTAAGTTGTAATACCTTGTTTGGTCACATCGTTATACGAGACAAACGCCTTACCATCACTACCACCTGTGACCGCCGTCACATCTTCGTCAATGCCAACTGTAACAACACCTGCATTGTGCGCTGCGAGTAGTGCATCAGCAAACTCTTGCGCGTCATCATCGCTAGTCGCATCAGTCTTACCAATCAGCAAGGGTGAACCGAAACGCTCCAAGAACTTAGACCAAAAACGCCAGCCATTGGTTTTGAAGTAGTGCAGCCAGTAAACACGGCTTAGCAGCGACTTACCTTTTGGCTCTAAATATGTCGGCTTATGCTGCTGGAATAGGTAGCGGAACGGGTAGTCTTTTTGGTCACTGATGGTGACTGAGTTACTACCGTCATTCGGAAACCATAACAAATCGCCATTGGCTTTAGGCTCAAACCATGCGATAGGCTTGCTTGTCATCTTAGCGACAGCGTTGCGCCCCTTGTCGTCTTTACCCCAAACCATTTCAGCGACATCATAGCCGTATAACTTGCTGTCAATCGAGCCTTGCAAGATTGCTTCTAAATGCAAATCTAACTGGCTGTAAACAAACTCAGCAACCGCTCCCTCACTTGGCATGAGCGTATAAAGCGAGCTTGTTAGCTCCTCAGTACGTCTATCGACCGCTTGGTCAATGTCCGGGTCAGTAAGTAATGTCTTAAGCGCATAGCGACTGATACCAGCTTTCTTAAGTATCTCGTCAGTATCTTGGCGTAATAACTGCTGATAAAACAGCTTACCGCGCATATCAATCGCTTGTTCTTGGCTTAGCGCCCTACCTGCCGTGACACGGTAACGCGGCTTTTCAGTTATATCATTCATCTATACGTCCGTTTGCCAGCAGTGGCTCTATGTCGTTTATTGGATTTCTTCTCAACCATATTGTCAGCGAACACCATCATTACCGCATCAAATCGGTTAGGTGATGGCGTGCCTTTTGGTTTTTTATTGATTAACAATTTACCCGCGTTTGTTTTTGCATAGGTTGGCTGTGATAGCTCAGTGGTCAGTGCGGACAGCTCATCAAGCGTGCTGTCAATACTGATAATATCGTTTGGATCAAACGCCATGCCATCAACTACCGCTCTATGAGTAAGCAAAAAGCGTTTGCGTAATGCCCACCCTGCTTGCGCCTTAAAGTTATCAAAAGCGTCTTTGTTCTTTTTACCTAAAATGTCCTCGGCTTCGGGCTTATAGATACCCGCTGAACCTCTAAACGGATAAGCAATTACATCAGCTAAGCCTTTACGCTGCTCATTAACTACCCTGGCATCGCCTCGAACCCCTGCGCCCATTCCATCGGCATCATACAAAAAGTATTCTGAGTGGCTATCGGCTGTGGCTTCGACCGCTTTTTTAGACGTGGCGAATATATCTGAATCCTTGCCGCTCCACGTTTCTAAGTAGTTGAGCAACACGCCATAACGTCCGGATATTGAGTTTTTATCGATACCTTCGTCGGCAACGTCAAGCGCCATCGCTTTGCTACCGCTAACATCAATACCTAACTTTTTGTGAGCATCGATAGCAGACTGCACCCATGCGGACGGTATCAACACTCCCTCAACCGATGCAGCGTAATCAATATCAATCTCCTGAGCGACTGTTACCGCGTCTAGCTCATCAAGCTGCTTGTCGTACCATTCGTCATCTTTGCGTGGGTCGTCG